ATTCTTTTTACATTTTTTCTGCGTGCCATAATATTATTCCTTGTGTTTAACGTGGGATCTTTCGACCCCACAGATATTTAGCTGCCGGAGCAGCAGCGACGAACTGGTTGGATCATCCATTTTTTCACAGCTCACCTCCTTCGTGAGTTATTTTGATACCAAAATCATTAACCACCATACCTAAAAGATATGAAGTTCCAGCACTTATACAGCCGCAAATAAACGCTGTTATTAGGCTGTTACTGAAAGTAAATAGTTCAGTATAGGGACTTACGCCCCAAAGAAACACGCCGACCCAAAATCCCATGCATAAGCAACAATGAAATAATCGGCCCAAGCCACCCCACGCTTCGCATGTTGGTCGAATTTTATTAAAAATTGAACCATGGGCTATCATGAAGGTCATGCCGTAAGCGGCAAGTATAAAATATAGTAATTCCATTTTAGTAACGATTGCGGAGCGGATTGTAGTAATAACCGGGCCGCATTGTCCCCCTCTCAGAAGACTGGGGTACTTCGTCGAATTCGGTTGTGCCGCGGTCGTCCGGATGAGTATACATCTTCTCAAGTTCCTTCTCGTACCGATCTGCGACGGCCTCGTGGCGTGCTTCGTCTGAGAGAAATTCAGAAATTACAAATACGGCAGCCTGTAGGGGATTTACTTCTTCGTTTTCGTAAAGAACTCCCTCCAAAGACCTAAAGATGTTGCCCCCCTGAATTGATCCTCTATCAAGTATGCCGCGCGCGGCAAGTAACTCTAACAATCGGCTCTGGAAATCATACACATCTTCTGATGTCGTGTGCTTGGGAAAAACTGTAATCTTCATCGACTCGGGGATCACAGCGATATCAATTTTTTTATGATCCATTATCAAGAGGGACCCGTCCAAGGCACGTCGAGCATTTAGCTCAACGGTTGCGTGTGGGCCCCCTATCCTAATCTTAATCATTGACTGATAGTTCCTTAATTAGTTCTTGGGTTTTAAGGATTTTGTTTAAATCGTTATCTACAAACTCGCGGCGGCGGAACTCTTCAAGATACTCCAGAACACCGTCAAGTTTTTCTAGGACCAGAGGCTTATTTTCAGACTCTGTTGCTTGTTGGACCTGTGTTTTTAGGCGCGCTAGCTCTTCGTTAAGATAAACTCGTAGCTCAAAGCCCTCATCAGCAAAGCTAGTTACAAACCGATTTAATAGATCTTTCTGTTCTTGTAGCAGCGCACCATACTTATCGTTGAATTTGCTTATAAAAGAATTGTAGGCTAAAGCGTCCAATGGCTCAAGATCAGTTTTCTCTCCCAAAGTTTGTTTTGCGCTCATAGTATCGATAATCGACTGCTCAAATAGGACTTTCTTTTTCACAGAAGTCTTTTTGTTGAAAATGGCACTTATCGAAGCCAAAGACTTAAAGTTAGGAACAAAGTTGGACCACACTTCCGCGCCCAACCTCTTGTTTATGCTAGCTATTATTCTGGATTGTGCATCAAATATCTGTTTGTTATCTAAGTCGTTACGCGCAACCTTTGTTTCTTGTAGCATTCTTTCTGCTATATTTTGTTGTATATTCCTTGTCCCAAGAAGAGCGCTATAGAGAGACAACTCCTTAGCCAGAATTTCCCCGCTACCAAAAAACTCTTTAAGAATGGAGACAGTTTCCTTCTTTCTTATAGGGTTTTTATCAATGATGGCTTTTGTCAGCGCCCGGGCGAGCATCTCATAGATAAAAGCTGTATTTCTTTTTTTATTATGTTTCATCTTTGTCTGCCTCTTTTTTCTCCATTTGCTCAACTAGTGTCCGGACCATTGTGGTATTCTCAAATAAAGTTATTTCATCCTTATTGTAAATAGGTTCTTTTTGTTCTTCTTGACGTCCCAAAGAGGTAATATCATCAATTTGCACGCGACCAGGGTAACGTGTTCGGGGGGTTGAAATCCTAGCGGCCTCAATCTTATGACCCCAGTCGATGCGTTTGATTGGGCCCGGAGCAAAACGGCGGCGCTTGTCATTGCTCCCATCTTTGCGCTTGTACTTGCGGCCCTTCTTATAATGACTTACAGAGGGATCTTCCCAAAAATTGTCTTCGCGTCGGCCAGGGGGAGTAGCGAGGAGAGCAGACTCTTCGCCCCCTTCCTCTTCCGCCTCACCGCCAAGTTCTTCGCCGCCAAGATCCTCGCCACCTAGCTCGCCGCCAAGATCCTCGCCACCCAAGCCCCCGCCAAGCTCTTCGCCGGCAGCTTGCTCAGCGAGGCCTTCGAGCGCCTGTTGATACTTTCGATCATAAAAAGTCTCGCGCTGGTTGCGCAAGAACTCTGAATCCGAAAGACCAAGAATGTTGGCAGCAACCCAACGCTTGCTGTAGGTTCCTTCGGGCACCGCATTTGCTGTATCGAATTTGGTTCTCAGGTATTCTAGCTGCTGCAGCTCTGCCAATCGGGACGGATTATTTAAACTTATCTTAAAGCTTAATAAATCTTCGCCCCTATATCCTAAGGTGTAAAGATGCACAATAGCCATTTTTTCTAATTCAGCGAGAATAGAGCGCTGCAGTCTATGGATTGTACGTGCAAAACGAATGTCCTTTTGTGCCAGAGTTGTTTTGTCCTCGCCCCCCTCCGAAAGATCTGTGAGATATGCTTGGGGAATCTTGATCGCGGAAAACAGCTTATCTCTTAGATATTTTACATCATCGATATCGTTAAGGCTAGAGGCTCCCTGGAGTGAGGTGATCTCAGACCCAACCCCTCCACGCATTGGAATGAAATAATCTTCTTCTAAAGAGAGTGGATTATAACGCAAGTCGACTCGACCGGTATTCGGATCAACAAGTTGATTTCGTTTCATCTCTGTTTTAACTTTTTCCATATATTGAGGGATATCTTGTGGAGGAATGTTTCCAACATCAATTTTAAATATGCGGCGCTCCGGAGCGCGGACGACGCGATAAGCAATCATGGCGTCCTCAAGCAGGACAAGCTGGCGCCAGATGCGGCGTGCAGGGTCGAGGACCGATGTCCCATATGGAGAATAGCGATCGTTACCAAGAATGCGGAAGTGTGCAACCTGCCAATTCTCGAACGTCATACCCGCGCCATTCCACTGATACTGAACATAATTTGGGTTCGTGGGGTCTTGGCCTTCAAGCCTCTCCACCTCCATGTTAGGCATCCCAATTACTGACGTGATCCCAAGTTTCTCATCGATATCCAAATAAAGAAAGAAGTCGCCATATTTGCACATAGAGCGCGCCCAGCCAAAGCAATTGAATTCAATGTTTAGGGCATCATAAAATAGAGATTCAAGAATAGTTTTAATCTCGTGATTAAGGCAGTCAATGTTTAATAGACGATCATACTCATTTGAGGTGGTCATCTCGTCAGCATAAATATCTAAAGCGGATGCGATCTCAGGCATATATTCCATTTGTTCAAAATCGATATATCGTTCGGCGCGGTTCTGGTTGCGGAATGCCGCTGTAGTGAACATGTTAAAGTTCTGCGACATGTTACTGTCGGAACGTTTAAACTCTTGCCCGCTCATTGAGCGGAAACGATAACGATACTTATCTAAATCATTGCGTCGCTCCTGGCGTGCAACCTGCGTGCGATAATTAACAATTGGACCCGAGAGAAGCCTAGTAAGCCTCTTAAAAAGAGGTGCTGCTGGATTTCTGGGGTTTTTCTCGTTTTTTGCCATCGGTTATCCCTTTATCAAAGCAAAATACTGTTCGTTAAAGCTTTTGCCTTCTTGGTTTCTTTGGTGTTCTTTTGTCATTTTATGGTCTCGCATCCCGGGAATTGTTGTAGAGATGGCTGTTTTAGAGGTCGAAATAGACGACAAGAACTGCTTACTATATTCCACGTTCTTCTGACTCTCTACAATCACGGTATCCCTCACCCAGCACCCAATAGCAAATGACATAACCAAGTCATCGTTATAACTTCTCATCGCCTGTGGTCTGCCGGCATGCCAAATAAATGTTTTCAGCTCAGAAAGCAAACGATTTGAATTAATCTTAATTAGTTTGTTTCTCATAAACTCTTCCATCTTCGCCACAATCAAAGGTCTCGTTTTTGAGGAAGTTGTAAATCCCGGTATAACATTCGACTGCCACTGGGCCGCGACCGGATCAACATACTGATGATCACTCTTCGACGAGTGGTATATACTAGGATATCCTTTATCTAGCAACTTTTTAAGTACTGCGTAGCCTATATTGTTGTTTTCTATGACTAGCATTGGGTTACCGTATTCGGCGGCTACATTGTAAAGAATGTCTGCGAAATCATCTGGTGTTGGCTTGCCCACATACTCGCCAATAACCTCCATGGTTTCAAGCTCAAATATGTGGAAGGCACTATTATCTTTTCCATCTCCACGAGCAACGTCGGCTACGATCAAATATGGTTTCTCCGGATCGTGTTGTTTCCAGATCCAATAATTTCTATCGAAACCAGTACGATATTCTGGTGTAGTGGTTCTCTCAAGATACCACTGTAT